CGCAGGTGGTGATGTAAGATACATGAATGAGTTTCAACAGATTCATGTTGACACTTATCTAAAGAATTTTCCAAACACAGTTCATGAGTGTAAAGATATCAAACAGGTTACTGGTAAAGGTATCATGGAACTCACTGGACTTAAACCATATGAATTAGACTTGCTTGACGGTTCACCACCTTGTCCACCATTCTCTATGGCTGGAACAAAAAGAGAAGGTTGGGAACAAGAGAAGATTGCATATGGAATGAAACAACAAAACATTGAAGACCTTACATGGGAACAGATCAGGATTGCTGGTGATCTCATGCCAAAGGTTATTGTATGTGAGAATGTAAAAGGTTTATCGATGGACTATGCAAGAGACCATCTAAACAAAATGGTGAGGGACTTTGAAGCACTAGGTTACTCAGTTGTATGGAAGATCATGAAAGGTCATGAACACGGTGTACCTCAGAAGAGAGAACGTGTGTTTATGGTTGGGGTTCGTGATGATGTACTTGATGCAATTGGTAGACCATGGATGACACTAGGAAGTCTTTTCCCTGAACCATCAAATCAATATGCAACGATCAGTCAAGCAATTGATGATCTTGAAACTGATGAAGTGAATATTGAAGATGCTAAATACTTAGAACAGGCAATGAAAGATTCTTCAAAAGGTCATTGGGTTCATGGTTTTGAAAAACATCCTGACCCTGATCTAGAACATTGTACACCATGTAAAGGTATTGAAGGAGTACAGGACAGAGAGAATCTTGCTTATGTTTCTATTGGAGATCATATTGTAAAACCTTGGTATCAAGAGAACATTAGATTAGGAAACATTCCACCTGAGAATGAAAAACATTCCTACTACATGTCAAGGATTGTACCAAGTCATTTACCAGCACACTCTCTAACAGAACAAGGATGTCAACCTAAGTTTATGGGTGGTAACCATTTTCACTATAATGGTAAAAGAATATATACACCAAAAGAAATGGTACGACTCATGTCATTACCTAATGATTACCAAATGACTGGTGATTATAATGACAAAGGTGCAAGGATAGGATTAATGGTTGCACCATTATGCTTATACTATCTTGTAGAAGAAATTAAGAAACAGATTTTAGAACCATGGAATACACTGCAAAAGTAGATCACGGTCAGAAAGAGACCTTTGATAAATGGAACGGTAAATATCTTACCGAAGAATCCTATGATGAAGTCGTCACTTCAAAAGGAGTTGACGCAGATATAATTAAAATTTACAAACCACATGCAACTCTTGGTGAGAAACCTTTACTTGCAGCCATAGTAAAAGGTCACGTCAAAAATGAAATAGAAATCAAAGATACTTTGTTTTCTATCGATGATGTTTCTACCATGAGAGCAAATGCAGCTGGGCCTATCGATCATGAAGAAATGAAAAAGAAAGGATTGATCGAAGGTATACATTACAAACTTAGAACACCTAACTCTTACTATCCACTTAAAAAGAATGGTAAGTTCAATCGTATTGCAGAAGCAAATGCAATTCATTCTGTATTGATAGGATACAAGAGAGGTAGATTCACTGGAATGATTGGTGCCAGTGGTTGGATGGAGAAGAAATCTAATTTACCTAAATGGGAAATACTAAAAAGAATTGCACCATTGAATGAGAGTGCATTAAAGAAAGCTGCCCCCGAGATATGGAAAATGCAAAGAACATTTGCAGACAACTATATTGAAAGTAAGTACCATATCGGGGGCGCACCTATCACGGCTCTTTCTGCAAACAGATATTCTACAGAAGGAACTGCAAAAATGTCTGCACACGTTGATGGTAAAGACCTAGAGTTTGGTATGACTACAATGTGCGTATTCAGAATCGGTGATTACAAAGGTGCATATCTTACATTCCCTAGATATGGGATTGCAGTAGACGCTGACGATGGTGATGTTATCATTGCAGACTCAAATGAATTACATGGAGTTACACCTATCAGTGGTAATGGTGTAAGATTATCATGTGTTGCATATTGTGATGAACACGTTGCAACAAAAGGAATTGCTGGTAAGTCAGAGAATCCTATCGGGCCACACAACAAAGACAAACACGGGAGTCTAGATAGTTTCCTATGATCATATTAATTGGTGGAATACCTTGTTCAGGTAAGTCCACAGTCATGAGACAACTGATAGAACGATTAGAAGAACCAAAACTTCTAGAACCTATTCCATTATTCAAGTGTCAAGAGCATGGTGACATTTTAGTATGTGGTCAGTATCCTAAAGATGAAACCTTTGGTGGTACAGACAGATTATCATACGGTGCAATTCCTAAGTTCAGAGGATTTGTTGATGCCATGAATGCACAATACAAACATGTAATCATAGAGGGTGATAGATTCTTTAGAGCAGAAGATATTGAATGGTGTGTAAGAGAACATGAAACTCTAGTATACATTTTGACAGTTAGTCCTGAAGAAGAAAAACGTAGACACATAGAACGAGAAGATACTCAAACAGAGAAATGGTTACAGGGGCGTAGAAGTCAGATAAATAATATACAAACAAATTTCAATCTGATGGGAGATTTGAATGTCATTAATAATGACGATAGAATCAAATCTCTAGCGATTGTGGATGAAATATATGGAAAGATTATTCGGTAACATCTATCAAGTAGTGGAGAATCCAAATGAGGAATCTGCTGGTATAGAGATCATAGATGGGGAGTACAAAGGTTTAGTTTATCAGTATGGTAAAGTAGAATTTGCAGATGGAAAACCTCATCTAAATTTTCAAAGAACTATCAGACGTATGCCTGACGGGTTACAATATGAGAAGGACTTTGAAGAACTAAATAATAATGAAAATTTAAACAAACTGATGGGTGATATATTGGTAGAACTCATCGAGGAGCAAGTAAAACGGGATGAACAAAGAAGTATTGAAGGAACAGATCAAACGGCATGAAGGTGAAGTCCTAGAAATCTATAAGGATTCTCTAGGTTATCTTACACTTGGAGTCGGTCATCTGATACAACCAACAGACCCAGAGCATGGTCAACCAGCTGGAACTCCAGTGAGTCAAGAAGTTGTCGATGCATACTACGAGTCAGATTTCGACAAGCATGTTGACGAAACTATTCATGTATGTAAGAATAACAATATCGACTTTGACACACTACCTGAGAGTATCCAACATGTGCTTGTAAACATGTGTTTTAACTTGGGTGCAAATCGATTAGGTAAATTCAGAAACATGTTGTATGCATGTTCTGTTTCTGATTGGACAGAAATGTCAAATCAAATGGAAGATAGTAGATGGTACGGTCAAGTTGGTCGTAGGTCTGTTGAACTACAAAATATGGTATTGGAGACAAATAATGGCTGACTTATTGAGAGCATTAGAGAAAAAATTAGAAGGGGATATCGCTGTCCATTCTGCAAACGCGATGGTTTATCAAAGCAATCCAGCAGGAATCGGTGAACATCCTGATTTAGTTCAAGCACTAGAATCAGAAGTTGAAAAACTAGCAAGTGCAAAAGATAAACTCAACTCAGTAAAAGAGTTACTACATCCAACAAGAAGTACATTGACAGAATCCAAGTAATTTAGTACAATTACATAATGGATTTCTATACAAATGTCTGTCGTACACGCGACAAAATCTTAGTCAAAGGTTATCAAGGTAAGAAACAAGTCAAGATGGCTGTTTCTTACCGACCTAACCACTACATTCCATCCAAGAAAGGTGACACACCCTATCGTGCATTAGACGGTAGACATCTAGAGGTAGTCAACCTCAACTCTATGGGTGGTGCTAGAAAATTCAGAGAAAGGTATTCAGGTGTCGAAGGATTTGAAATCCATGGATACGACAGATACATCTACACATATATTGCAGACAAGTTTCAGGGTGACATTGAGTACAATCCTAAACTGATCAAAGTTGCATCACTCGATATTGAGTGTGAGTGTGAAGATGGATTTCCTGAACCTATGATTGCTGGTGAGAAAGTCAATGCAATCTCTATCAAACCATTCGGAAAAGAAACTGTAGTCTTTGGTATCGGCCCATGGGAACACAACAGATCAGATGTGATCTACATGGAATGTACCAACGAAGCAAACCTCTTGATGAAGTTCATCAAGTATTGGAGAACAGAATCCTTTGACATTATCACTGGTTGGAATGTAAACTCATTCGATATTACATACCTATGTAATCGTATCGATAGAATCCTAGGTGAGGATGAACACAAAAAGCTATCACCATGGAATCAATCAGATGTTCGTGAGTTTACTTCTCAAGGATATCAGAAACAACAAGTATACAATCTATACGGTGTCAATGTTCTAGACTATCTTGAACTGTATCGTAAGCATACATTCGTCAATCAGGAATCCTATCGTCTAGATCACATTGCAAATGTAGAACTTGGTAAGAGTAAACTTGATTACAGTGAGTATGGAAGTCTTCATACATTGTATCGTCAAAACTATGCAAAGTTCTTGGAGTATAATGTTCAGGATGCTGTACTGGTTGAAGAACTGGAAGAGAAACTTGGATTGATCGAACTCGTTCAAGCAATGAGTTACAATGCAAAGTGTAATTACAATGATACCTTTGGAATGGTGAAGTATTGGGAAACCATCATCTACAACTTCCTGAAGGAACAAGGAATTCAAACACCACCACAGAAACTAAAGACTGGTAACGATAAGATGAAACCTATCATCGGTGCCTATGTCAAAGAACCACTGGTGGGTGGTCACAACTGGGTTGTATCGTTTGACTTGAACTCACTGTATCCACATATCATCATGCAGTACAATATCAGTCCTGAGAAGATGGTGAAGGAATACAAAGAGGATGTATCAATTGATCGTCTACTCAACAAAGAATGTGACTTGTCATATCTAAAACAACAGAACAATGCTGTTTGTCCTAACGGTGCAAAGTTCAAACGTGATCGTCAAGGTTTCTTACCTGAACTCATGGAGAAGTTCTACGATGAGAGGAAGGCATGGAAGAAACAGATGATTCAGTATCAGATTGAACGTGAAGATTGTAAAGATCGTAAACGTAGAAATGAACTGGACACATTGATCAAACGTGCAAACAACAATCAGATGGTTCGTAAAATTGCACTGAACTCAGCTTATGGTGCATTGGCAAATCAATACTTTGCATTCTTCTCTATCGATCTTGCAGAGGCAATCACTACATCAGGACAGTTGATTATCCAGTGGTCAGAAAGAACCATCAACGAATTCATGAACAAGACCCTTGGAACTGAGGGTGAAGATTTTGTGATTGCAATGGATACAGATTCAGTGTACATCACTATGGACAAACTCGTACAGAAAGTTCTTCCTGAAGAAACAGACAAAGGTAAGATCATTGAATTCTTGAACAAGTCAGAAGGTATGTTTGAGAAGGTACTCGCTGATGGATTCGATGATCTTGCAGAATACACAAATGCATTCAAGAACAAAATGGAAATGGGACGTGAGGTTATTGCTGACCGTGGTATTTGGACTGCAAAGAAACGGTACATACTAAACGTACATGACAACGAAGGTGTCAGACTTGCAGAACCGAAACTCAAGATGATGGGTATCGAGACTGCAAAGTCTTCAACACCTCAGTGGGTCAGAGGTAAACTCACAGAAGCATTTAAAGTTGTGATGAGTGGAACAGAACAAGACCTATGGGAATTCGTAGAGAATGCTCGTAAAGAGTTTCGTAATCTACCACCTGAAGAGGTTGCATTCCCTAGAGGTTGTAAAGGTCTAGTACAATATGCATGTCCTAACAATATCTACTCTAAAGGTACACCGATTCATGTTCGTGGGTCTTTGTTGTACAATCATCACCTCAAGAAAAAGAATATCGACAGACGATATGAAATGATCAAGAATGGTGAGAAGGTTGCATTCAGCTATCTAACAACACCCAACCCTATCAATGAGAATGTTATCTCATTCATGAATGTTCTACCTAGAGAGTTTGATCTACACAGATTCATTGACTATGACATGCAGTTCGACAAAGCATTCGTTGACCCACTTAAGGTTGTTATTAGTCTTATTGGTTGGAATGTAGAACCCGTTGCAAGTTTGGATAACTTTTTTGGATAAATAGTCGTATGGCATATTCAAAGAAAGTTGTAGATAGATTCGAGGCAGTCGTAAATAACCCAGGCGCACATGCAGTCGGGAGATTTGACCCCAATGACCCTGACGTTGCAACAGGAATGGTTGGAGCTCCAGCATGTGGGGATGTCATGAAACTAGATTTAAAACTAGACATTGACGATAAGATTACGGATGTCAAATTCAAAACCTATGGTTGTGGTAGTGCAATTGCATCATCAAGTTTATTTGTTGACATGTTAATCGGTAAGACAGTAACAGAAGCAAAACAAATAAAAGACAAAGAGATTGCAGAAGCATTAGAACTTCCACCAATTAAAATTCATTGCAGTGTACTTGCAGAAGAAGCAATATCAAAAGCAATTGAACATTGGGAAGAGAAAACTGCACATAGGAGACATAATTCCCATAAATAGTTAGATGTACGAATATAATGTAACAGTTACAAAGGTGGTTGATGGCGACACAGTCGATGTAGATATCGATTTAGGCTTTGGAATGACTTACAAGAAACAAAGAGTGCGTCTCATGGGTATTGATACTCCTGAGTCAAGAACTAGAGATAAGGTCGAAAAACTTTTCGGCAAAGCTTCAAAGAAACATTTAAAGAAACTTATTGAAAGTGCAGAAGTCTTAACACTTGTATCACATGACAAAGGTAAGTTTGGTAGAATACTGGGTGAGTTGTTCGTTTACCACAATTATGGACATCCAGTTCATCAAGTAGAGTATAGTATCAATCAGCAAATGATTGATGATCACCATGCTGTAGATTACGGTGGTGGTAATAAGGAAGAGATTCAAGAGAAACATCTTGAACATAGAAAGATTCTAATCAACGAAGGTGTCGTTACTCAAGAAGATATCGACAAAGTATCATGATGATAACACTTATGGATTGTTTTTACATCGGAATTATCCTGATTATATTTGGATTTATTATCCATTTAGAAGCACAGGTAAAGACAATCAAGACTATGATCGAAGATTACTTAGGTCGTAGGAATGGTACTCAGATTAAAGACCTTCGCAAAAAGAAATAAAACCCCCTTGTAAAAAATCACTCTATATATTATAATGGTTTATATCATTATGAGAGGTGAATATGTCATTTATTAAAGACTTAGTTAAAGCAACAGGGAACGACTACGCAGGTATCGTTTCTGATGGTGTTGCAGCTGGAGACGTAGATTCCTTTGTGGACACAGGAAGTTATGTTTTCAATGCATTATTGAGTGGGTCACTAAACGGTGGTCTGCCTAAAAACAAAATCACTGCAATCGCAGGAGAATCAGCAACTGGTAAAACTTACTTTGCATTAGGAATGTGTAAACAATTCCTAGATGATAATCCTGAAGCTGCAGTAATCTATTTCGAATCCGAATCTGCAATCAGTAGAGATATGATTGAAGCAAGAGGAATCGATTCTAATCGAATTGTTATCGTGCCTGTGGTAACTGTTCAAGAATTCAGACTACAGGCAATTTCTATATTAGACAAATATCTCGAAACAGATGAATCTAAAAGACCACCAATGATGATGTGTCTTGATTCACTTGGAATGTTGTCGACTACAAAAGAGATTGAGGATACTGCAGAGGGTAAAGAAACCCGAGACATGACTCGAGCTCAAGTAGTTAAAGGTGCATTCAGAGTATTGACTCTAAAACTTGGTAGGGCAGGTGTCCCTATGATAGTGACTAATCACACTTATGATGTGATCGGTTCTATGTTCCCACAAAAAGAAATGGGTGGTGGTTCAGGATTGAAGTATGCAGCTTCATCTATCATTTACCTATCTAAGAAAAAAGAAAAAGATGGAACAGAAGTGATCGGTAATATCATTCACTGTAAGAATGCAAAGTCAAGACTTACAGTTGAGAACAGGATGGTTGATGTCAGACTAAACTATGAAACAGGTTTGGATAGATACTATGGTTTACTAGACCTTGCACTTGCAGCTGGTATCTTTAAGAAATCATCTACAAGGGTGGAGTTACCAAATGGTAAAACTGAATTTGCAAAAACAATAAACAACAATCCTGAAAAGTTCTTCACCGATGAAGTGATGGAAAGGTTAGAAGTTGTTGTAAGAGATTATTTTAAATATGGAAACGAGAATAGAACAGACGATACTCAAGAAT